GACTTAACAAAACGTGAAACAGCCCTACCAAATGAAGGGTCATAGTAAACTTTTTTAAATGCTGAACCAGATAAAGGTAAATAAAATAAAAGTTGGTCCATTTCTGGGTCATACTCTTCCATTTTATACGTTATTTGATAATTCATGAAATTTTTAACACGATTTGCTTTTTCAATTTTAGCGTTATCGGTCATTCCTAAAACTTCAGTATCTACAGGTCCTCCTGCAGGTAACATTTCTTTGTATGCTTGTGCTTGAAACTGTGTTACTGCTTCTGCAAGTATTGGGTGATGAACTCCTGAGGCTCCGACAAAAGGTTGTGACCTTGCTGTTGAATTTATTCCTAATAAATCTAAACCTTCNGTGTATGTTTGAAACCAATCATTTCTAGAATCTAAATCATCTTCGTAAGAACTAACTAATTCTGATGCGATTGTGTTTAGTTCTCGTTCATCTAAACTTTCTGCTAAGTTTTCTCCGAACTTTGAAAAGTTTTCTTCGGGCATATCGCTGCCTCGAATAATTGAACCGTCTGGTTGTACAAAAAGTTCAGTTTCTTCTTCGGGCTGTTCCATAATTTCGAGCTCTATAGCTTGAGAATTATCAGGTACTGCGGAGATTGCTTGTTTTTCAATAGCCATGTTGATAAATCATAGTATGATTTTGATTAATAATAAACCCTTTCGCCTTCATAATAACTTTCTTCCTCAAAATAATCACTTGTTAATTGTAAAAACCCACCTTCCCTAAACCTAGCTAATGCTAGTGTTGTAGCGTCAACGAGGTCGTCGTTTTCACCACTTGGGAAATCAGAAACTTCTTCCATAAGTTCTTCGCCAAATCTATTATCAGGTACCCAAACTCTTCCATCTTGAAAAATTGGAGATACAGAATTTAATCGTGCAATTTTATCTTGTCCTTTTCCTGGACTAAATGTATTTACGGGAATTCCTACCCTACGTAATTCTTGTACTAAAGGAATACCACTAGCTTTAGCTTCAATAATTACTGTATCAGGTACCCAATACTCATACAAACGTAATGCTTCCGCTTTTAATTCAGGAAAATCAAAACGTTCTTTTATACAATCTATTAAAATTAGGTGAGCTTCGTTGCCGTGATATACTTCGTCGCCTATTTTTCCTTCAGGGTACCAAACACCCCATGTTGTTATAGCGGTAAAGTCGGCTCTTTCTGATTTTAAAAACGCTGTATCATAACTTTGTATAATATAATCACATTTCGGTGGTGTGTTTTCGTCCCAAATATTGAACCAGTCTTTAGGAATAATAGAAATACCTTCTCCTGTCGGTCTTTGCATGTACTGTGCCGCCCATTTAGACGGACTTACAGAAGCTTTTATACTTTCAAGTTCTTCTAACTTCCAAAATTCTTTCCATAAAGGCTTTCCACTAGGCAGTATCGCAGGAAATTCTATAATTTCCCACTGGTCAGAACCTTCGTCTTGTGCCATTTTTCTAGTTAATCTACCTGTTAGGTCTTTTTTATTCCAACGAGTCATAACTATGACGATTGCACCACCAGGCTGTAGCCTTTGACGTGGACCTGCCATAAACCATTCGTAAGCTTCGTCCATAGCTTTNTCCGACATAGCGTCTTGTTCCGAATGCGGGTCATCAATAATAAACAAATCAGCACCCCTTCCTGCTAATGCACCCCCAATACCTGCGGCGTAATACTCACCACCTTTATTTGTAAGCCATTTACCAGCAGAACGGCTGTCCGCTTTTAGTTCTGTGTCTGGAAATAGTTCTTTGTATTCGTCTCCGTCAATTAAATCTCTAACTTTTCTACCAAAATTAACTGCAAGGTCAGCGGTGTGGGTTGCTTCTATTATTTTTAATTTAGGGTTTTTACCTAATAGGTAAGCAGGAAATAAATGTGACGCAAACTCAGACTTTGTATGTCTAGGCGGCATATTGATAATTAAACGTTTTAGTTTACCACTAGCTATGTCATCAAAAGCTTTCGCCATTTTTACGTGATGGTCGCCGTTAATGAACTCAGACCATATAGATTTTACAAAATCCATAAAGGTACTTGTGGCTTTTTCTTGAAACTCTCGTTTTTCTAATTCTTCTAGTAAAACAGTAAACTCTTTAGCCTCTGCTTTATTCAAATACGCAAGGTCTATGTTTTTTAAAGCTTTTAGCTTATCAGCGTTAGATGTCATTTATTTCATTTGGTTTCTAGCAAGTTCTCTTATTAAGTCTTGTATCACATCTGGTGAAACGTTTTCAAACTCTGATAAATTATTTAAAGGGTCTAATGAAATATAGGTATCTCCCTCGCCCTTAAATCTTCTAGGTGGAAAACGCAAAGCATCGTAGCCTTCTTTTTGAAAGAAATCAGTTGTTTCTTTATTAATCGAAGACGGAGTTTTATTCACACTATCTTTTATATTGCCTCTAATTCTATCTATATCGAAATCCATTTGATTTTCGCCGCCTACACGACTTGGTCTACTTCGATACATTTCTCGGTTAGTTAATAACTGGTCTATATCAGACGGCATATTATCAACATCTAAAACTTTGTTAAATTTAGGCTGTAAAATTTTAAGACTTTTTTTACTAAACTCGGGCAATCTGGGGTCTAGTGCATCAGCGGCTAAATATGTGGGTTTATTAGATAACGAAGCTATTCCTCTTTCACCGCGAAACATAAACGGTGTTCCTGCTTCTTCGTTCCTGCGAATTTGTGTAGCTATTTCATCAACAGACATAGGCTTTCTGCCTGTTTTCTTTGTAGCGTCGGCTAATTCTTTTGTCGGTTGTTTTTTACCAAACTTTGTAGGGTCTTTTACAAAGCCTTCGTATTGTTCTTTTATTCTTAATTCTTCTGCTTCCGCTTTATTGATTTGGTCTAGTTCTTTCTTAAGAGAATTTTTAACACTTTCGTTACCTTTTAGTATTGGGTCTTCGTCAAAAGTTTTAAGCGTTTGTTGTATTTCTTTTCGCCTAGCTATTAAAAAAGGACTTAAAGCTAATTTTGCACCTCCTCCTCCGAGATAGTCTAAATACGATAAAGCTTCTCCAAATTTATCTCCTCTACGTTTAGCTAGTTCAGTGGATATTCCTGGAATAAACTCGGCTACTCCAGATACAAGGTTTTGAAGAGGGTCTTCGGTGTTTAAGGGCTGATTTATATAGTTATAAATCCTATCCATAAAAGATTGGTTAAATGGATTTATAGGTTCTATTGTGCCTGTAGGTTCAGCCATAAGCTAAGTATATGCGAACTGCGGGTTATTTGCAAAGCAAAAACTTAAAATAAAGTAAAGAAGAAAAGCTTATGAGTGGAGTTCTTGGTTCGCGGATGGTTTTTCTTTAGGCTTACGGTCTTTAAATATTCTATCGAAGTTAGCGTTGAACTTTTCGCGGTCCGTGGGTCTTTGTCTACTTCCCTTGCCGCCGTGCCATTGCCTATTGTTTTTCATCGTATTCTCTGTAATACTCAACGATAGATAAAATATCTTTTGTATATCTTTTTATTTCTGCCATGTTCATCGATAAATTTTCGTACTGAGGCGTAGTTAATGCATAATACGCAACCGCAGGAGCCTTACCTTCTTGTACTAACTTTAAATATTCTTCCATGATTTCTGGTGTGAGGACTTTCCATTCAACACCAACAGCTTGTATTTCCATGGGCAGCGGTGGGTGGTACATGGGTGCAGGTAACGCAATAGTATTCACTTCAACAGGTTTAGTTGGTAATAGCGAACAACTAGTTATAAAGAAGAATGAGCTTAGTAGAACTAAATGGAAGGGTTTATTCATTTGAGGGGGTTTCCTTCTGGACCGAAGTTAGGTCTACTAAGTCATCCATGACTTGTTTACTGCCTTTATTAACAATCTTTTCTATTAATCCTGGTTTGTTTAACGCAAGGTTATCTAAATCGTGCTTAGCAAATGTTTGTCTTAATTTATTGACTTCACGGAGAGCGTCTTGTTTTTGAGCTTCCAACTTTCCGAGGTCAGCGGACAGCTGTTCTTGTTTAGCTAAGTATTGTTTAATTGAATCATTTTGCTCAGTTATTTTACTTTCAAGGATTACTTGGTTGGCTTTAGACTGAGATAATTGGTCGAACAGGTACTTCGAACCTGCCAAAGAAGCTACCAATAGGACTCCGAGAACCATGCTTATTTTATAACCCATTAAGATTTTACAGTAACTCTGTTTTGAATAAAATCTTTAAAACTATTGGGTAATACTTGATGTTGTTCTCGGTACTTACCTAGTTCGGGTATTAAGTCTTGTGCAAACGGTGACAGGGTTTCGGAACCCATGACTTTATTTATGGTTTTAGGATCATTAAACAAAGTAATAAAATCAGAGAACTCTGTTTCTATTGCTTCAGGATTAATCTCAAACTCAACATTAGCATCGTAACCGTCATTAAAGAAGCTGTATGGGTTTTTCTTGTACTCTTTTTTATAAATATAATCAGGAGAGAAAGACTTTCTATCTGATTTTCTTATTTCTTGTAAAACATCAAAACGGTCTTGTTCATTTAGCTCTCCTAACATTTGATCAAGTCTATTAGGTTCTTGAGGCGGTGTAGCTTCAGACATGATTAAAGGACCCGCAAACATGCCTTCAGGTTTTTGAACATCGAATTTTGGAGCGTCTGTGAGTATATCTAATATGCCTGCCATCATGAAAGTATAATCGTAAAAATTTTTTTCGCAAAATTTTTTTG